TTCTTTTCTGTATATTGAGCAATACCATCTAAATAAACATCATAGTATGCTACACTTCCTGCTGAAATATATCCTCTAAATGTTGCTGATGTATTTTGCCTATTGCCGGGATAACAACCAACGTGAAGAATTTGCTTTATAGAACTTGCACCCCATAAAGCATAAGCACCATTTGCAGCATTAGCAATAACAGTCTCTGAACTTAATAATGAATCTGTTGAATCATAATAATCAAAAGTAATATTGCTTAATAATTGATATGTTAATGCATTTTCTACTATAAAAGATAATGTACCATAATCATCACCATTAGCATATAAAATATTAGGTGAATTAGTTAAAAACTTTCTAGTTGAATTACCTATTTTAAAATCTGTTAAATCATAACCAAAATTAGAATTTTGAATTGTTAATACATCTGTATAATTTAAGTACCCATTAAATACAACATAAGGGTCTGAATCTATTGATGTTCCTACTGCTCTCCTTACTACATTGTCATCTTGGTCACCTGCTGCATCAGTAGCACCTAAATACTCTACAAAGAAACGTAGTTGCATATTTCTTACTACACTATGATTTTGTGAAAATTTATCTATTATATGTAATGGGTGCTTGACATTAAAAGTAGTTAGTGTTCCTTTGTATTCACTACCACCATAAGCCATATTATCAGCTTTCACATAATTCTCTATAATACTTCTTAAATCAAACATACCTACACCTGCATTATTAGGAGTTGTTTTAAATGTACCTATCAAATCATTTGATGTATTCATATTTATAGAAGCATAACTGATATGAACATCAACTCCAAACTTAACTTTAGTTTCTGTTGATACTGCTGTTGCATTAGATACTACATATATGATATCCTGTCCAACAGGTAAAAATTCATATAAAGGTGATTGTTCTATTATTGAGTTAGCCATTATTCTTTGGTGTTAATCCGTTAATTATATCTTCTTTTAAATTACTTAATAAATCTTTACTAAAATTTTTTAATCCTAGTTCCATTGGTCTTTGAAAAAAACTTGTACTTTTTATTCCTTTTATTTTTATACTTCTAGCTATTAGAAATGATATGCTTTTTCTTGAAATAAATCTACCTTTTTCATCTCTTGGTGCTATCCCCCTTCTAACTATCCATTTATCTAATAATTTACTTGGTGGTTGTTTAGTTGTATATTGATATGGACTTTTTTGTGTTTTACCTGTGTAATCTTTATATCTTCTAACCTGTTTATTTCCTGAAACTCCTTTATCTATAAAAGTTCCATAGTCTGCCATATAAAATTGTACTGAAAAACCTTTTGAATCAGCAACTACTTTAAAACTAATAGAATTGTAAAGTGTATCACTAGCATTTTTTTTACCTTTAGTTAAATTAGTCCTAGATTGTTTGACTATATATTTGCCAAAACTATTTAAGTACCTTTCTATATTATCAGTCTTCATTACTCTACCCCTACAAATACTTCAACTCTAGCGTCATTTTCTGTAACAGGTTTTACTCGTAATGAAGTTATATTTTGTCCTAAATTAAAAGCTGGTGATGTATCTCCTTCTCCTTTTGCTACACCCTCTCCTTTTGAAAGAATGTGAGAATTTCCTGCTGTTAAAGTAACTACATAATTTGTGCCTGTAGTTACTATTGCTAAATCTATATTATTTGTATCTAAGTTAGTTACTCTTACATACTTAGTTCTATCTACATCAATAGCACCTGCTGCATCTGATGGTAAAGAATCAAACACTGCAATAGTAGTAACTACTGCTTGTGTACAAGTTACTATTCTTTCAAATACATCATTTATTCCTGTTGTTGTTACTGAGTTTGTAGAACCTCTTAGTGAACCATTTAAGGTTACTGATTCTGATAATGTTGTTACTAAATCTGCCATATTTTATATTTTAATTGTTATTGTTGGTGGTATTATTTTTATTATTACTTTGCCTATTTTTATCTTATTTAATTTCTTTAGTATCTCAATCATTAGTAACCAGCACCCAAATTAGTAACAGGTATATCACAAGTCTGAAAGTCATTCATTACTTTAACACCTATCTGAAACACCCAACCACAACAAAGATTGTCAAACCTTTCTTGGAATGGTTCTATTGTAAATTGGTCTTCAGTAAAATATATTGGTGCATTAATATCATTAACTCCTTCTATTGATTGTCTTGAGCTGTGTCTAAGCATACCTATAAAGTCAGTACATATATCCAATGTCTGATTCCATACCTCTTGCTCATTTGTTTTAGTATTAACTAATTTAGTCAATGCTGTTTGTTGTGCAGTTGTCCAACTAGACTTTTCACTTACCATATCCATAATAAATATTTGAAAATTATAAATCAACTCACTATCACCTGTTTCTACATTTAATGGATTTATATGTAATAAAGGAAACTTCTCTAGCTTCTCTAAGTTAATGTCATAAATGTCTCCAACTGATACAGTAGATATTTGCTTGTGATACTCTCCTAATCTACACAAAGTATTAATTACGTTATTGTATGTCTTGTTATTTACCATGTCTTTGTACTTTATTTTGTGACTCTAAGTCTGTTTCATAACTCAACCAAGTAAATGCTTCTAATAGATTAAGTTTAGTAATTTGTTCTAGTTTTGATATGTCTGCATTACATAATCTATACATTACTCCAAAGTATCCCCATTTTTCTGCAAAGGATTCTGTTGCGACTGCTCCTTCATTTCCTTCAGCTGATGAATCATAGATGATTGCAAAATCAGTTGTAATTCTTTTCCTAAAAGATAAAAAAAAACCAGCGCACTTTGCACTTGTTCTGATGACATCTTTTTCATTTGTTCGGCTCGTATAGTTATATTGCCATCATAACCTTCAATAGTATAGACTCCATTTTCTCCTTTATCTTTTATTGGTCTATAAAGAACAGCCATTATATCAGGAAGATGTTTTTCTAAACCATTTTTAATAAATGTTTCTATGTCAGCATATTCACCTAATGTTATTGAATCTAAGTCAGGGTGAAAGCCATACTCCTTACCTTCTATTTCAATTATTTTTTTTAAATTACTATTCTGTTCTTGTTGTAATTCAGCAATTTTGTTTAATATAACTGCTACATCATGTATTGCTAGTTGATTGATTAAATCTTTAGGAATATTAGATAAAGTAGATATTGTTTCTAAAGCTTCTGCACTTTTACTTTCAGTTTTGAAATTGACAAGTTTAGTCCAATTCTCTAATGTTACATCTTCCCAACTACTGATTAGTTTGAATTCTTTAGTTTTGTTTTCTTTGTTTATCTTTATTCGCATACTATATAATAGAAAATTAGTTAATTTAGTTTAAAATGTTATCTTTGCTAAGTTTTAGTTAATAATTAGGGTATGCTTTATGCTGCCCTTTTTTTATTGAACATAATATCTGCCAAAGTTTTGGTCTATCTCATAATACATTCTCATTGCTAATGCATCTGAATAATCAGGAGACCTACCTAATATTGCTTTCACTGTATCTTTAGGAATTATTTGTAGTTTATTATCCTTGTCTGCGTCCTTAGTCCTTACCTGCTCACATTCTTCTATGATTTGATTCTTTACATTTACATCAGGACATACTATTCCTACCTGTCCTTTGTTTATTTTATCAGCTAATTTATAATAGCATTGCGTCTTTAGGTTTTGATAGTTTTCACTTTTTAAAGCTCTTGCATTATTTGTAAAACCTTGACATCTTAAAAAATCTTTAACACCACCACCAACACCATCTTCATCAACTATGATATTTCTTAAATTAACTTTATACTCTTGTTGTAACTGCCTAACAGCTTCCACAACGTCATTTACAGCCGATTTAAGCAACGTTCTTATATTTATGATATGTAACCCTTCCCAAAGCATTATAACTGTCTTATCAGCTCCAAATCTTGCAACATCACAACTTATGTATTTATCACCTGCTACACCTTTTTGGCTAAACATATTTAAAATAGCATCATATTCTATTAAACTATCTTTTGTTGAATCGTATTCCCAATTACCAAATAAAAGTCTTTGCTTACTTAATTCATCTAATGTTTGTAGTTGCGTCTTGTAGTATTTAGATATGTATTCATTATCATCGACTAAACTTTGTATAAACTTTCTATGAGGTTTTTGTGTACCATCTTTTGCAGGTCTGTAATATTGTGTGTATACCCAATTCTTAGCAGGGTTACAAGTCATTAACATTTTAGGTATTAATCCATAATCATCTAACTTATACCTCATTCTTGAAGCTACTATGTTCTTTGCTTTTTCTGTTATCTGATTTGCTTCATCTATAAATGCTCCTGTTATTTCAAGCGAACCTAAGTTATCAAAGTTTCTGTCTGATGGGTATAAGAATAAATCTTTAAGCATAACTTCTGACTTATTGTAAAACGTTAAGATATTTGAACCCCCATTAAAGTTGTAGTGCTTCCCTGCCTTTAATCCCCAAGTCTCACATACTTCAAAGAATGTATTTAATGTAGTCTTTTTTAAAGCATCTAACTTTGACCTGCCCATTAAGTATCTTGTCTTAGGGTATTTAACGCACATTAAGACTAACCAAGAGCAACCTACCCAAGACTTACCACCACCTGCTGCT